CAATACGAGTTATCCGAAGGCTGTGCGGAAACTAAACGAATGATGGCCACAGGTGAACAGGTATTCAATGAAGAAACTGCGGAAATGGAACCTGTGTTAGTTGAAGTAACAGCACACGCCAGTATTGATCCATTGCCCTTGACTGTAGAAGTCAGTGAGATGAATAACACAACTATGGAAATGGTGGTCACAACTGTGGATAATCCAGCGATTGTGCAAGATATTGCACAACGAGCTGCCGCACAGACCGTAGTAGATGCTACACCTGCTGAAGTAAAAACAGCCTACGAAGAATCTTTATCTTAAATCAAATCAACTAGATCAAACACTGTTTGTAATTTTGTACGAATAGTCTTTGAACTGAAACTGTTGCGCAGGCCTTGATGTAAAGGTTTAGGAGCACGATCTATTGTTGACCATGCCCACGCAATGTGCTCATCACTCAACACTGGAACAAATTCCTGTTCAATCACGCACATGTAGGTGTGAAAATTAAACACACGATCATTTGACACAAATGTTTCTAATGGGATTGTTTTTAGAATTTCAGGCAACACACCAATTTCTTCAACTATTTCACGCTGTAGACCCTGCCACGGAGTCTCTCCAGTGTTGTTGGTGCCGCCAACCAAGCCCCAAGTGCCTTCATGTTTGCCATGACCTTTTTGCAACAGCAAAAAACGTCGAGTGCTTTTGGCATAAAATAATGCACCACTGGCAGTTATGTTTTCAGTTACAGTACGATTTTCCATTTGTCAGCCGAGTATTCACCTTCAAAGCTCTTGACCCAGGAAACTCCGTTCCACAAGTATTGAACTCCAGTGTATATATTCGTCTGCCACACCATGGTCTGTGTTTCTTGGCTACTGTCAAAAACCACACGCCAAGCGATACCACTCCATTCTATGATGTCGTTGGCCACTGCAACTAGGTCAGCACCGTTGGCGGCCTTCCATGCATCAGCACCGTTCTGTGCGGCAGTGCCAGCTGTGCCAGTCCATGTGTTGTTTTTATTATTGACTGCACTGCCGATATCTTCCACCAACAAGAATCTAGTGCCTGTGGCCACAGGTTGATCAGCAGTTTCATTTAGTGGACGCATGGGGTTGTATGTTTGCGGATTTATTATTGCATCAAATGTTCCAGGACTGTTGGGTCTGTTACTGTTGGCAGCATTGTAATGGGTGACATCAGTGTCTAAATAACCCATGCTGTCAATGCCAGTATTGGTTGTTAGTGTATCCAAATTCCAGTTAACTTGCAGTGAATTATAGTCCAACGGATTAAGCGCAATGGTTCCTATGATTTGACTGCCATTGGGCTGTGTTAGATACAGTCTGCTGGAACCAGCAATGTATTTTCCAGGATACTGGCTGAACACTTCTAACCAGCTGATAGCAGGGCCTTGCTTGATAGTTATGTCCAGTGTGGGTTCTGAAGGCAAGGCATTTTCACTTGGCGCCATTAATTTGGCTTGATTGCCGTACACTTGTAATTGATAATCCAAGGCTGTCTTTATCACAACACTGATCAAATCAGTCAAGGTAGTTGTGCCTGCCATGGGGTCTGCACCTAAACCATCAATGTACGTGCCACTGGTCACGTTCTTGTTATAAATCCCTGCCATGATCTTGGTAATAACACCAAGATGCTTGACCTTGACTGGAGGACTGATCCATATGGGAGTTTCCACAGTTAGTGTGGCCACTTCAATTGGGTCACCACCTGCCGCATTTCCCACGGGTACTTGTCTACTGCTCCAAGCAATGTCAGTTAGATTAAGCACACTGATGCTGGTCCAATCAATGTAGTTGTCTGTGGTTTGCAATTCCAAACTGGGATTGAACAACACTAGAATCTGTTCCAGTATTTGTAACTTTTGATCAGTGTTGGCACTCCATATATCCACTTTCATTTTCAGTGTGAATGGAGTTGGCATCAATCTTTCAATGGTGTAATTTTTACCTTGAGTGTTCAAATACTGATTGGGTGTGACTGATGTGTCAATATCACGTTCTCTGATGTGCATCTTTCCAACAAAACTTTGATCAGCTACTCGATCTCTATCTAATTTTAATTCCATAACATACACACTGATTCGTGGTATACTGTTGACTTTGTTTTCACTGTTGTTACGCAAGATAGTGGCCACTTGTCTATCAGCATCTCCGTACATCACAGGAATCTGATGCAGTGTGCCGTCACCGTATTTCACCACAAAGTTACTGAACACACGAATAGTCTGTGTGATGTATCGTCTTATTTGACCGTCATAAAACCACTGCATTATAAGTCCGCCTTAGGTTTAAGAACCTTGCTGAGGCTCTGTTTCTGTGCTTCTCTGTTGTTGTAAAGTGACACACTCCACTGTCCAGCGTATGGTATAGTTTGTTGTACTGGTACGCCTGCCGCATTGTTGATAACAGGCAATTGAATTTTTACCTTGTTACTCACTATGCCAGTTAAGGGATGGGTGTAACTGTAACTTGCAATCAACGTTGGATGGTCTGCAACTGCATATTCCAACTGTGTGATCTCTAACTTGATCACCACATACGGAGCATTTCGATTTGCTGTGAAATCCAACGTGGTATTGATAGTAGTGGCATTTTTTGCCAACTGAACCGCAGTACTGCCGTTGATCAATGCATCGTTGTATGTGTAAGCACTGTTGTTAATGAATCCAGTTTTTTGTGTAGCACGACTGTCAGTGTTGGTCATTTGCATACGCACATCATCCTCTACTGCAATCCAGGCCGCCTGCGCAGAACTGAATTTAAATAATCTATTGGGGAAGAAATCTGCTCTTAGAAAGAAATCATTGTCAGCGGGTTGAGTTGGAAATTGTATTCCAAATCCAAAGTCATATCCGTTGACTGGAAAACCATCGCCCAGCAAGTAGCCAGTGTATCCACTGCGCTGAGGTGTGTTGTACACAGAATCAGCACTGACACTGCCATTGCTGGCTGTTAAACCAGAACTGTCAGCGGCTTGCAGAGTGGTTTTTCCTGTGGCACTGGCCGCAAGAGTATAAAATTGTCTTGTTTCGTAACCACTCTGTGGCGCATCTGCTTCAGCCTGAGCCACAACTTGGTTGTTGATAGCGATTTCTTGATTGTAGGTACTGAGTAGATCCTTGAGAGTCTTACCAGCTGGATCCGGATCACCGTTGGCATCAGTAGCAACTTTATTAAAAATATCAGCAAACTGTTGACTGTCAGTAATTTTCTTAACTTTGAGTCTGTACAAATGAGGGAACCAAGTAGCACTGAATCCTTCACTGGCACGACCCACGTCTTCAATGGCATAATAGCGTGGCAACGATATATCAAAATCATTAAGTGCGAAATCATCTCTCAAATGTGGTAGTTCTAACACATCTCCGCTGATGGGTTTACGTCCAATGAATTTGATAAAATCGTTGATATGCACAGTCATAAACAGCGTGTCGTTGTCAATAAACAGGCCAAACTGGCTTAGGTTAAAATCAACGTTTTGTACATTGTAAATGCCACGGATTCTGTAGATTTCTGAGTCGTATTTTCTATCACGATTTTCTAAAAATAACAAATCTTGTATGTTGGTAACACTGGTGTTGGTGTAGCGAGGCTGATCTGCTGTGGCGTTGGCAGCGTCAGTATTTGCGCCCAAGTACTTGTGTACATAGACGTCGGTACCCCCAACTTGAAACATCTCGCTGGCTTGGCGGTCAATGAATTTGTAATCATTGCCTTTTTCTGGTTTATATAAAGAAAGTCTTGGCATAATGATATTTATCGCCAGCTAAATATGTATGGAGAACTAATTATGGACGATTTGCCAGCAACCACGCAAAGTAACGCCACAACAGAGCGAAATAAGGTATTTGATTACGTTAAGCTCATGTTGGGTGACGGTATGATTGAGGTAGAACTTGATCCTGCACACTACGAAGCCGCACTAGACCGGTCGTTGAATCGCTACAGGCAAAAAAGCCCAAACGCTGTGGAAGAAAGCTACTTGTTTCTGGAATTACTACAGGATCAAAATGAATACAGATTACCTGATGAAGTTATCACAGTGCGTGAAGTGTTTCGTAGAGCTATTGGCTCACGTAGTGGAATTGGTGCTGGCGGCACACTGTTTGAACCGTTTAACCTGGCCTACACCAACACCTACTTGATGAGTGGCAGTATGATGGGCGGGTTGGCCACTTACGATATGTTTGCTGGTTATCAGAAGTTAGTGGGCAAAATGTTTGGTAGTTATATCGAATATGCTTGGAAACCAACCAGTCACATTTTGACAATTCTTCAACGTCCGTTTGCTCAAGGCGAACAGATTCTGGTGAGAAGTTATAACTATCGACCAGACTGGGTATTGCTACAGGACTATCAAGCAAAACAATGGCTCAAGGATTATACATTGGCAGTTGCTAAAACCATGCTGGGTGAAGCACGTAACAAGTTTGCAAGTATTGCAGGTCCAGGCGCTGGTGGCATAACACTGAACGGTAAAGATTTATTGGCCAGCGCCAAAGAAGATTTTGAGCGTCTTGACAAAGAATTGGACACTTATGTTGCTGGTGGAACGGGTTATACCTTCGTTCTTGGCTAAAAAGTCTTGACTCTGTAATAAAACTGTTATATACTAG